TTACTGATTTCTCAGTCCATACTGTAATGTAACAGAGTTTTGATTTATTGTCAACACCTGTTGCTAAATATCTACATGATATTTAACCCAAACAATTACAGTGTAGTATTTCTTAGCTACGATGAACCAAACTGTGAAGAAAACTTTAAACATTTACGTTCACTTTGCCCCAACGCTCAACAAGTTCATGGAGTCAAGGGTTCAGACAACGCACACAAAGAAGTTGCTAAACTTTCTAAAACTGAAAACGTCATTATAGTAGATGGCGATAATTATGTCAAGCCTACATTTTTTACTACTACTTTTGTTTTAGACGATAGAATTGACCTTAACTCTAGTGTTTTAAGTTATAGCGCAACTAACGAAATTAATGGATGTGTCTATGGCAACGGTGGCATCAAAGTTTGGCCTGTTTCATTACTAGAATCAATGCAAACACACGAGAACAGTACCAATGAAGGCTCTATTGACTTTGACTTGTGGACATATCTACAACTCAATACCAGTGGTTCCGATCTGTTCATAACATCTAGCCCACTACAAGCATGGCGTGCAGGATTCCGTGAAGGTGTAAAACTCTCTATAGAAAACGGTAAAAATGTTTCTAGTCTAGACCAAATCAATTGGCGCAATTTTGATAGACTATATCGCTGGATGCATGTGGGTATTGACATTACCAATGGATTGTGGGCGATATATGGAGCAAGATTGGGCTGCTATATGACTATGAAAAACATGTTAGAGATTGGAAAAATCAAAGACTTTGATTTTCTAAACAACATGTTTAACAATAGCATTGTTCAGGACGAGAACATACTAGAACGTGAATGCAATAAACTAGGAGAACTAATGGATGATCCTAGAATTAAACATGTATTCAACATTGTTGACAGCAAAGAATACAGAAATATCCCTAGTATTCTACGCAGTGAGGAGAACTTCATTCGCTTTAAATATCACCCACCATATGATATTGTCTATATAAGCAACGGTGAATCTAACAGTGAAAAGAATTATGCACTATTAACCGAAAGATTTAAAAACGTTAAACGTGCAAGTAATACAATTGAAGCTGCAAAAGTGTGCAACAGTGACTATTTTTGGGTCGTAGATCATAACGCAATAATTGTTGATGACTTTGATTTCATCTATTATTTTGACTTCTTTGGACCATTAACTAATAAAACTTTCATGGCTAAAAATCTCAATACTAATACGTCAGGACCCGAGGGTGCAGTAAAACTGTTACCAAGAATGAGTACAATCAGACAAGACAATATTGAAGATGAATTTGTAATAATAGTTTCTAATATCACCGAAGGTAATTAATGAATATTGATACAGAACATTTACATCACTGGATGTGTGCAATTCGTGAATCTACCGATCCTATAAGGACACTAGACGCTTTTTGGGCTGGGCAGATAAAAAGCAAAGAATGGCTAATTGAAGAATTGTCAAAGCATATCAATGGACCTGTTACAGTTGACGTTCATTGCGGCTGGGTAGGGACATTGGCTAGTATGTTATTTTGCACTGAATTACCCATAGAATCAATACAAAGTATTGACATTGACCCATTGTGTCAATCGGTGGCAACTAGCATGAACCAAATTGAATCTAATTCAGGTAGATTCAGAGCGGTTACTAAAGATATTTGTGATTTTCATAGTTATGCTGACGTTATTATTAATACTAGTTGTGAGCACATTTCCCAAGAAGAATATGATTCTTGGTTAAGCAATTTGCCAATAGAACGTATGATTGTGTTACAGTCTACTAACTATGATATCAAAGAGCATAATAGAATTGCACATAACTTAGATGAGTTTATGCACCAATCACACATTAAAAACGTGGTATTCAGTGGAGAGCTTGAATTGTTAAAATACAGTCGTTTTATGATTATAGGTACTACTTAGCATATCTACATATCAAACAGGCTAAAAAACGGCGGTTTCTTCAAATCGCCGTTTTTTCATTGAAAAAACTATGTTCTAGGCGCCTAGAACCTATTGTTTTTGTCTAGTTTTAAAACTTTTAAGATTTTAACTGTTTCCACTCACCTATTGACAAGCTAGGTATATCAATAGTGTGTCTACGATTATTAGGATCGAACCACATTAAAAATTGATAGCAGTCTTTGGTTGGGTTATTGCAACATTGATATAGTCTATCATTATGCACCCAATCATGTCCTGTATACTTTTTGGCTAATCTAACTCCCTGACTGAACTTTTTGTAGCTGATTTCTGAGTTATTATATTGTACATTTTTTGAAACAAATATAGCGGTTTTTCCCCATAGATTAAAATTGTCTGCATCAAATTTCATACTATCACCCATAGTAGTGCATAATATATCTCTATGTTCTGGTACCGTATAAAGTCTAGTTACAGCACGACTGACATTTGTGGGCCATCTTCCGTTATTATAGATTCCATGAAAACTAATAGGTTTCTCATTTCTCAAGTGAACAATCATGTGTTCATACTCACTCAAGTTAATTTTTTGATAATTTTTCCATAACTCGTGAGATTTGTCATTTTGTGCTCGTAGGTAAATATCCTGCCAATATTGGCTCTGTTCGTCAACAAATACAAATCTATCAGTCTGCAACATTCAATACCAAATGTATTCTATCTTCCCAACCACCGTTGTATACAAAATGGTCGCGAGTAACGTCAACTTTGTAAAAATAACCATCATTGGGAATATGATAGCATTGTGCGGTTACTTCACCCTCAGTCTTTTCCCCGAAGAAACTGTTAGGGTTAGTGTCAAAAACATAATGATAGCGTAATTCATAATCACGGTGAACGCTTAGTCCACGCTTTTTAGGAAGACGCATGTATCTGATTCTGCCAAATTTAACCTTCTCATTATCTTCAAGTTGTTGAATGACTGTTTTAGTAAAGTCAGGTAATTCATTTAGATATTCAGTAAAATCAGTTTCTAAACTATGGAACTTTTGTTTCTCAAAATCATATAAGTTACCCACACCATCTAATATGGGATATTCAGCGTTTGGTCTATGTTTAATAGATAGTTGATTACCAGAATAAAATTTACCATTGATTGTCTGATCTTGTGGCCACCCACCCACTCGATCCAATAATGTTGTCAAATCTTGCTTCATCTGAGTATAAGCAGCAGTGAAGTTAGTCTTTTCTATAAAATTCATTTTATCTTTTCCAACAGAGCTTGTCTGCGCTGAATAACAACATCTGTTAAATACTCGGTTTTATCTGTTACACTACCTAGAATATCAAATGAGTCGCTACGTTGTTGACAGTTAAAACATTGTCCACAATGTTTACCAGTTAAAAACATTTCATTGCTAATACAGCTAGTTGTTTTAGCTAATATATCTAGTAGACCTAATTGGCGATAAAAATCTACAACTTCAGATTTATTAATAATATCAAAGGGTGCTCGTAAAAACCCAGTGTTGTTTCTTAATAAAGGATAAACTTCTGCAGGAATATCAATCTGTAATAAAAGGTCAGTGTACATATCTGTTGCAATATGAAATTCTTCATAGGTACTATGGTACTTTTCCATATCATTCCCAATGATATGATGTACATCTGCTCGTGATAGATTTGGTTGTCTAAAGGGTTCAACTTCAAAAAACAACTTAGTTACTCCCCAAAACAAGTATTCTAAGTTGTACAGTTCTTGCATTTTAACAAAACCCTGAGTTACTGAATCTGTACGATTGCTAATATGATACTCATAGTTAGATTCTAAATAAGTAATTGTTACACCTAGATTATCTTCCGCACGTTTAATATTAGCACGAATCCTATCATTTACCTCAGGTTTATTACTAGAAAAAATTGCGTCATTGTAAAAACAAAGGACGTTTTCTTTACCATATTTCATCTGAGCAAGTAATGTAACCAAGCTAGATTCCATTCCACCTGAAAGTAATATACCAACATATTTATTGGGTGTTAACTCAGGGAACTGTGTATCCATGTCAAATACTGTATTTGTGGGTTGTAAGGTGTAAATCATTTTTTATTTATTGAGTAGATGTTCAGTGAGAATATTAGTGGACAACGAGTTAGCTGACAGAAACAATTGATAGTTCAAAGATGTAGCAGTAGCATCATGTATCAAACTAGTATCAACCAAATATAGTCTACCCTGTTCAATAGGTGTACATGTGTTAAAACTTGTTCCATCAAAATACCGCACAGTAACATTGTCATCCATTGTAGCCCACAGTCTGTACCATGCGCTTGGAAGTATTGTATCAACATGTGGTAAAAACGATGCATTCTTTTCCCATTTGAAAACATTGCTTCTAATCCAATAACCGTTAAAAATACTCAATTGACTTAATGATGGCAAATCCATTATAGGTGTGTGAACTGTGCAATCAGTTTCAAATATAGGATTATTTGGATTTTGTTCATTATATTGATACAACGATCCGTTGATTGGATCATTAACCCCTGTTAATAATCCATTTTGATTTACTAGTGCTAGACCATATCTAGGAAGATGCAGGTGTGTTGTTCCCCATTGAACAAACTCGTTATCATAACATTGTATTTCATTGATAAATTGATTACAGTCAATAACAATATCTAATGGATTAAGAAATTGTCTATGCAATACTTTATAAGTTAGATTGTCAATCTTGGATAAGTTTTTGTACTTTTTAGTTTGTTCAATTGATTGACTGAATACCCGTTGAGTGTCATCAATTATCTTTTGTGCTTGCTGCTGGTTCATAACGATATTTAATACGTTTGGCTAAGTCTTCAAACGATTCATCAAAAATAGAGATTTTCAGCATTACCCGTTCGTTTTCATTATTAGTGACACTATGTGGAAGTGTAGTGTTCAATAATATTGTATCATAAAAATACTCTATCTCACCAAACTTAATAGGAGCTGCATAATCAGTCAATATGATATTGATACTACAAGTAGTTCCATTGTCAACATGCTCGGGAATAACAGCAAATGGTTGTAGATAATAGAATCTTGGCTTACCAGTAACTTCTAAGTCATTCATTATCTTAATGATATTTTGACTATTATAGTGACCGATTAACCAGTCATCTAACTTCAAGTCAGGGTATCTATTATCCGTGTATGCCACTGCATTATCTTTTACGCTTAATGCTTCATTTAACAATAGTTTTTTGTCTACACGATAGTTAAGATGAATCAATGGTTCCATTAGAATAACATTACATAGTTTTTTATACGATTAATTGCATCGTTGAATACTTCTCCCCGGACTACAGGAACTAATATCTTAGGTTGTTCTTTTTCTATGGGCACTGCTAAGATGTTGGTGACACCACTTAGTCCGAATGGGTTTTCATCTGTTTTAAAGAAAGGTTCATGTTCAGGTTTGTTTCTACATCCCACCCAATATTGAATATAGTCTTTACTATCTAAAAAGTCAAAACAATCAAACCATTCATCTTTGTTAGCTTCATAAAAAATGACAGGACGTTGTTTATCAATTGTCTTTTTAGAACCCTTCATTACTTCTAATTCATGTCCCTCAACGTCAATTTTGATTAAACTGATATTGTCAATTTTAAAGTCATCTAACTTTTGAACAGAAACTTCAATGCCACTATCGCTTTTATGAATATCCCCATAATTGCTTGTTTTACTAACATCAAAGTCAGTCATTGTGAACTTACCTTTTTTACTACCTAATGCTGTATTGTGTAATGTGACAGGTAGATTTTGACAGTTATATGCTGCGACTGCAAAATGTTTAGGATGGGGTTCAAATCCAATTACCTTACATCCTACACGTGTTGCCATACCCACAGCATGATATCCAATGTTGGTTCCGATATCTAGATATGTAGAATCTTTATTGACGTATGTTGACATGATATCAATTTCAGTATCACAGTATTCCCCGAATACTCTAATAGCCAAACTGATGATATTGTCGTTTTTATAAACGGCAATAGTTCCCACTTTGCTGTTAACCCCGATTAAATCAGGTTTAATCTGTTCAAATGTTTGTTGTACTTGTTCAATGTCCATACAGTAATTATCTTAATTTACTGTGTTTGAAAAAATTATTGAGTGCAAGTACGGGTAACAGTTACAGTACCGTCAGGGTTACGAATTTCAGTCCATGGGCTACAGTTTTGTGTTTGCACAACTTGCGGTTGTTGAATAACAACCGGTGGTTGCTGAGTAATAACTACAGGTGCTACAGGACGTGCTAGTTCATAGCCGATTGCGCCACCGATAACTACAGGAGCTACCCAGCCCCAACCACCACCGTGACGTTCCCAATGTCCATGTTGGGCAAACGCTGAAACACTAATTAATAGTGTAGTACCAATTAAAATCTTTTTAAAACTCATTGTTATCTCCTACGGGCTTCCAACCCAAATTAAACAAATCTTCAAGTATCTCACTACTTATAACGCCTTCACTGACAAACCGTTTACTTGTTAGGTAACTTTCTTGCCTTTCTTTTGTCATTTGGGCAAATTCTTCATCAGTTATATCCGTAGACGAGGTAATTCCACTACAGTACCAATCCATGTAATCGCCCTCACCGCACATGTTAGCAAGTATGCCACCAGCATACCGCCAACTGCAACTCCAGCGTTTATCCTGTAGTATAGGCCACACATCATTCTTTTGATAGTCGTTGTTACACAATGCAGCATACAGATGTTGGGCATAGACTTCATCAGTTCTGACTTTATTTACCATATATTCATTGGTACGCAAGTCATATTCTAAATTATCTTTACGCCACTCTGGGTCATTTTCCAAATCTAATTTACGATGTTCTTCAAAATCTATATGTTCTAACATATCTTTTGCAGCTTCATTGTTTGGATCTACCAACAACTTTTCCTTATACCTTTTCTTCTGGAAAAGATTGCGTTGGGGTGACCGTGTTATATTTATGCGTTTGGTTATGTCCATGTTTATGCGATTTTCTATAGAATATGTGATTTCCTATTTTCTTCACAACTTCATGCGGCCAATCAGGTGTTATGCTTGTGTTGTGAAAATATAATACACTACGTGGAATTATATCCTTATATGCATCATATGCTAACACATCATATGCCACCTGTAAACTCTTTTGGTAACGTGGGTCACGTTTGTTTGGGTTACCCTTACCCTCACAAACCCAACTAAATTGACAGACTTTTATCCAAAATGGTTCTTCTGTATCAGTATTGATTTGTTTTACTTGTGTCATTTGGTATACAACTTTACACGGAGTTGACCCAAATCCTCCGTTGTTAATACGGTTTAAAACTACACGTGCGACGGCAGCTTTGCCCTCAGTTATTTCTGAGCCTGCTTCATAGTAGATGTTGTCCGCTAAACAACTTAATTGTTTTTGATCCACAACTTTAGCCACCTTGACTGGCTCTTTTGGGATCGGTTGTTGCATTTTGTTGTACACATTCGCCAGATATGTACCTGTAACAATTATAGGCAACAACAGAAACATTTTAATAATGTTTATGTATGTCATAATTGACTCCTATTGTGATTAGATTAACATTTTAATCTGTTATCCAGCAATCACAGTTACATGTAATAATCTGTTGAACTGCTTGTGCTGGAGTAATGACCGCTTTAGTATTTGATGGAGTGTTGAAAATACTTAGATTTGGCGGTATAAGATTGACCTGGGGACTTCCTGCAAGACTGCCCGGGACAATTGCGGCCCCTGTAATTATTGGAATACCTAAACTACTCATGGTACCCGATACAGGTGGCAAAACTAGAGCATTGTTATTGGCATTATTGTCAAGTATAGCTCCGGTTAACCCTAATTTCAATACGTTTCTTGCTTCACGCATTGATGCAATTAAACTACTTCCTCCTATGGTTGATGTGTTTGCAATATTTTCAAGGACTAAGGCGGGTCCATTTGTACTTGTGTCTTGAGCATATTGCCCAATAGTGTTCATAAAATTAATAATATCAACAGAACTGCCACGTAAATTTGTTGTATCACCTAATACTTCAGTTCTAGCAGCTTGTTCACTTTGTAATAATGTTCCAAATTGTTCATACAGTGTATTCAACTCTTGTGCAACAGCTGGATTATTTGTTAATATGTTATTAATTTCAGTATTAGCACTATTAATCAATGTAGTTAATTGAGAGTTATACGGTGTTGAATGTAAGTTCAACAGACTAAACATGTTTTGATAAATGGAACTCAATGCTGCACTTTGCAGTTGATACATCAAATCATGCAATCTATTCCAGTCATAGCGCATGTCGGTTATTACACCGAAGAAATCTGTCATATTATAAGTGCCATCACTGTTAGTTCCATTTGCTACCATAGAAATACCACTGACTGCACTATTAATATCTGTAGGGACGTTTGTTCCACCCACTAACGTTAAATCTGATACTGGTTCTAGATGTGTAACTACTTGACTAAACTTCTCAATATCCATATTTTGAATATTTTTAATTTGTAACATACTCAGTCTAAACGCACCACAACTAAAGGCCAAATCTCTTGGCAAATAACTTGCTAAATCAATACCTAAATTGAAATTTTGTATGAAGTTTACTGAACCATCTTTATAGATTAGATAATACGTTTTGCTATTAGTTGGGCTATTCAATGTAGCATTGTATATTGGGTATGTCAACGTGCTATAACTATTTGGGAACAGTTTCATTGGATCTAGTAAATCAGCTAGACTTGTTAATCCCACAGTTTGACAATTCAATGGCAATAAGATATCTGCCAAGTCTTTCCCTACAATAATATTAAATGCAGCATATATTAATCGTTGTTGATCGGGAGTAGCCAGAACTCCATTAAAAATAGAATTTAAATCACTGGTCGAAATATTAGTTGAGATTAATGCTAGATTTAATGCGCTGGTAATACAGCGTTTATTATATAGAGTTCGTAACAATACATCAGGTTGACCAAACATGCTGATATTAGTTAAGTCAATAGCTCTCCCACTAGCAATTAAATCTGTCCCCCAGGTTACAGTAGATAGAGAAACGCCGGTGATATCTCCTGTAATCAAATCATTCATATTTGAATAGCTACCCAACAAATAGGTATCCGCGCTATTCATAGATTTTATAGCATTATTGATATGTGTATGTGACGCATAGCAAGTACCAAAACTTTGAAGGAAATCTTTGTATGATCCATTATTCAAATAAAATTCATTATGTGCCTGTAATGCAAACAAGCGAAAGAATCCATATCTTGCCAATTGTCTACTTACAGTAGTAGTGTAAGTTGATGGGATACTCATGCCCAAAGCAGGAATCGTAGTTGATCCTATTGATATTAAACTGTCATATACACTTTGTGAAACGTTATTAGTACCATCAGTTCCAATTAATCCATATGCTAAACTAATTGATTCCATTAAGTCACCCAAACTATTAATGTTAGCTAGTGTGCCTCCGGAATAATCATCAAGTCCCGTACTGGAACCCATTATGTTAGATGCGTTTGGATTAATATATAATCCTTGATTGATAGAGAACTGCCCTACACAGTTAACATTTAATGGACTTAAACTCATGTGACTAATATTGTTGTGGCACCTTGGATTATACTATGACCACAACTGTTCATTGATCCAACCATTGCAGGGGGTTGTCCCTCGCATAAAATAGTTACACTGCCATTTGTTACAACTGAACTAATGTGAGGTGGATGAGTATATTGATCCCAAGGACCATGTTCAGACAATGTTGACCCAACTAATCCTACAGGTTGAAATTCAGCTAAGATGGTTGAGGCGCCGCGCATGATGACTCCACCCTCTTGATTCTGATCTCCTATACGACTAATTGGATTTGGCATATTATCCTACTAAAATTTTCTTTTCTGGAATTTTAATTCCAGTAATTGACTCACTGTATTTCATTCTTACACTGTCTTCTGTCAATGCAAAAATAGCAACACTATTAATATTTAGCGTAATTGAACTGTCTGGATCGACAGTGAACAATGTAGGGATTAATTGCATGCCCTTTTGTCCTACACCAATTGTTACAGGTGATTCAATTGTAAGATAATTATCTCGTTGTTCAATGAACTTACCCATCAATTCTTCACCACTATTGAGTTTAAATGTGTATACTTGGCCTGATTCTAATGACATTAAATGCTTTCTGTTAGTTTTGTTTTGAGTTCAGTGAACCCACCGATCAATTCACCATCTAAAAAGATTTGTGGAACTGAACGTGCTGTAGGAACTGCTTCTAGTAGATCCTCTTTTGTATAACCGTCGCCGATTTTACGTTCTTCAAATTCAATACCCTTGCTTGTGAGCAATGCTTTTGCTTGGTCACAATATGGACAGTGGTATTTGCTCCAGATTACTACTTTCATTGTTTTTCTCCTTATAGTGCGGGTAATTCATCAAACTCAACTATGTCACTCATAACACCGATAACATAGTTAGTTGATTCAGTTTCCTGTAATGCTGATTGTTTCTTGTTGATATTTACATGTTTGTTGAACCATGGAATAGGACTGTGTTTTGGATAAGATTCGTTATATTTTATACCAATGTCTTTGAGCCTGTTGTATGCTGTAAAGTCAACAAAATCTTTGAGAATTTCGGCGTTGAGACCAATAACGACACCCCTTGAGAATAAGTATTCAGCCCATTGCTTTTCCTCATTAATGACGTCCATGTAGAGATTATATACCTCGTTGTGTGTAGCAGCCTGAATCTGTACAAAGTCACTATCGTCTTTGACGACATTGTTAATAAGCCATGCTGTCCATTCTGTATGGAGTAGTTCATCTTGTAAAATCAATGAGATAATGTTCCCATTGCCTATGTAAATCTTGTTCTCTACCATTGCTAAACTTGTTGCGAACGAGACCATGAAGCGAAATGCCTCAAGCGCATATGACGCATGAAGTGCCATCCATATTGCTTTTTTATGCGATATAACATCAACATCCTCTCCGAGTTCTTTCTTGCAATTAAGCAAATGTAAGTCCTCATAATAGCGACCAACATTCGCTGCCATATCCACAATTTCTCTTGTGTCGTGGATTTTGTTGAATTCGTCTTTGGGGACTCCGTAGATGTTCCTAATAATATGTGAATAGGATTTAGAATGGATATTTGTTTCAAAAAAGCTCCAATTACTTACTAATGCTTCAAGTTCAGGTAAACTAATAACAGGACTGAATACTTGACTAGGTGCACGACCTTGAATACTGTCTAATGCTGTTTGACGCAATAGGTTACTTGTAAAGATATGTTTAACTGCATCACTAGATTCTTTGTGGTCAATCTTGTCTTTAGTTAAACTGATTTCTTCTGGCACCCAAAAGAATCCACGTGCTGTTTCTTCATACTTAGCAATGCGTGGGTACTTAACTTCTTCAAAACGTTGTACTGTTACAGGCCCTGCAGGGTCTAGAAACATTTTTCGTTGTAGATAGTTTGTTTGCTTACTTAAATTATATTGTTCTTTACTCAATTGAATTCTCCCAATTATCACCTTCATATTGGATGCACAATGCACCCTCGTTATCAATCTTCACAGCGATAATATCAGTCTGTGTTAATGCCATGATAACCATTATTTTTTCTTCTTCGTTCTCAATTAATAAATCATCGGTGATACCGTGACTTAGGAGAAGGCTTTTGATAGTGTCGTCTGCTGACACTGATTCAGTTACTAGATCGTCCATTATTCTGTCTTTAATAAAATCTTACCGTCGTCTTCAACGAGGTCTGTGATAAGTTTCAGTTCACCGTTTACTTCTACATAAACAGGAACTGTTCCTAATTTTGAAATTGACCCACTAGAACGCATAGCGTATTTACGCCATGAATCCATTAACATATAACTAATATTGTATGCGTCTATCATATTTAACCTTAAAGTTTACATGCTTCACAGTCAAAATCTTCTAACTCAACTGAATCTTGTTTAACAAACGGGATAACATTATCTTGTTCATTCAATTGAGCCTTACTACCTACTTTATTGATTAAGCTATAGTATAGAGTTTTGATTCCCCATTTACATGCAAGCATAATGTTCTTGCTAATCAATGTACCTGGAACTTTACCGCCTTCAAAATATGCAGGGTTATAGAATGTGTTAGTACTTAGTGATTGGTCAATATATACTGCCAATACTGCTGCTGTTTTAAGATAGTCTGCACAATCTTTTTGATCCCACATTAGTTGATAACGGTTCTTAAGTCGTTTGTACTCTGGAACAACTTGTACGAAACTACCGGCTTTACTTTCTTTAACACTGATAAGTTCCATTGGCATTTCAATACCGTTTGTGCTATTCAATACAACACTACTAGATTCAACTGGTGCTACAGCCATTAGTGTAGCATTACGAATACCGTACTTCAATAGTTTCTGGCGTAAGCCTTCCCAATCTAATGTAGTGCTTGGTGTAAAGTCTGTTAGTTCATTAACACCCTCACTTCTACGTTCCCAAGGGAAAATACCTTGACCATAGAATGTTTGCTGACTTTTACCGCATGCACCTTTTTCTTGTGCTAGTTCTACACTTGCTTCTGTTAGATAGTATGCTTGATGTTCCATCCAGCGTTTTACTTCTGCTAATGCTTCTGGTGTGCCATATTTAAAGTTGCGTTTTGCATGCCAGTAAGCTAAATTTGTAATACCTATACCAAGAGGCTCAAAGTCTAAGTTAGCTAACTTACTTTGCACAGAAAGGAAGTCTTGATAGCTAAGGAGATTACTTAAACTTCTTACTAGTACCCTAGCACTCTTACGCATTTCTTGGGGCGTCTTAAACGCTCCCCAGTTCTGACTGCCCAATGTACAGAGGGCAATACGTCCTGCCTCGTCTTCAATACGTTGAAATGGCTTTGTGGGTAATAGTATCTCTTGACATAGATTACTCTGGTAAATAGGGTCTAGTTTTGTATCAAAAGGCCCTTGTTTAATTACGTTGTCAATAAAGACCAAATAGATACGACCTGTATCTGTTCGTTCTTTGAGAATACCGTTTTTGAACACTTCGACTGCCGGTAACACTTTCTTTTTGATGCCACGTTTGTGTTCATACATTGTGTATAATTTTTCAAATTCTTCTATATCACGATAGAATGCTTCATAAAGATCAGGTACTTCATGTGGGTCAAACAATGTGATGTTTTCTTGATTCTTGTAACGGTTAAAGAAAAACTTACTTGTGACTACTGAGTAGTCCATTTGACGTACACGAGTTTCTTCTGTACCTTGATTGTTCTTTAATACAATTAAGTCTTCAAACTGATAGTGCCAAATAGGGAATGTAACTGTACAACTAGCATTACGTACACCACCTTGACTGCAACTACGCAAGTCACCAAACCATTTCTTTAAGAAAGGAATCATGCCGGTGTGTTTGATTTCACCATTACGAATAGGTGCACCTAGTGGGCGAATGCGTCCTAGTTCTAAGCCAATGCCAGCACGTTTACTTGCATACTTGGCCATCATTTCACCAGCAGCAAAGATACTGTCTAGTGTGTCATCGGACGATATAAGTACACAACTACTAAATTGTTTAGTAGTTGTACCAAGACCAGCAAGAACGGGGGTAGCCAATGTGAAATGCCCTTCACTAGCGCATTCATAATATTCTTTAACATATTTTAGTCTCTTGTCTTTTGGTTCATTATGGAATGCAGTGGCGGCTGCAATTGCATAACGTACTTGAGGTGTCTCAAAGATTTGACCAGTAGCACGGTTCTGAACTAAGTACTTTTCTGCAAGTTGTGCGATAGCCGCGTAGGTATAATTTTCGTCCTTGCTATGGTCAATGAATAAGTCAATTATATCCCACTCATCTTCTGTATACCATTGTAATAGTTCTGGGGTATACATACCCAAGTCAGTGTTCTTCTTTACAATCTCGTATAGTCTTGGTGGTGTATATGTACCATATACTTCTTTACGTAGCATTGATACCTTTTGGCGTCCTGCTATATATTGATAATTGACGTTGTTAATATCTGGGTTTTCTGTTTCATCAATCAAGTCAACCATTGCTTTAAGCAACAGTTCGTCAATTGTTTCAGTTGTCATGCCATCATGTAACTCAATTTGTGCTTTGATTTCTATCATACTAGGAGATACATTTTCTATCCCCTTGCATCCGTAACTAACTTGTCTTTGTATCTTTGAAATATCTAGAGGGACACTAGTCCCATCACGTTTAATTACGTTGATGTTATTCATTATCTTTTACCTTAAATTTTTGTTTTTATTTTGTCTAAACTGACCGTGCGCTTGATGTTAAAATCGTGTGATGATATACTTAGTACCATGTTTGGGTAGTAATTCATCACATATTTTGCGTTATCAACTAGGACTATGACCACATCATCGCCCAAACTGTTAGTTGCTTCTGCTATTTCAACACATTCTACACCTAGTAATAACAAAGTATAACACATTCCTAGTGCTCTTGCAACCTCACAATAGGTGTTTTCTACCAAAAGTTCCCAAGGATCGGGCCAACTTTCACTGTCAAGTAGGTGTAAATGGTGCGTGACTAATGGGGCATGTTGCCACCATTTATCTATCTCTACGCACATGTTTTCTAAATCAGAGTTTTCTAATTGTACTCTTAGTTCATACCAGCTACTGAGTCTGGCTTCATAGTTGAGTTGAAATACATTCATCACTAGTACTTATCAGTAGTTAAAGTGTTGGTATATTATTGAGTTGTCATTGCACCAGGTGTCGTAAAGTTACTAGTATATCTTGCGATACCCATAGTGATTCTAATTTCATCCATATATCCGTTAAACGAACGTGCGCCACCTGTGAAATAAGGATAATATCCAATATACATACCACCTGTTTGTGTTGTTATACTTACACTACTTGAAGTTGTTTGAACACTATTACCATTTAAATATAATGTCCATGTTGATCCATTACGCACTATTGCTACATGATTCCAAGCATTAATGTTTGGAACTACACCACTTGTATTCAATGCAACACTCCAGGTGTTTGATGCGGCAGAGGCTGCAAACGCAATAGTATTATTAGTTTCAATATATAATGCCCATCCGTTTTTGTCTGCTGAACCATTAGTGTAATGTATCAAAGGTTGGTAACCAGCACTAACTGTTAAGAAGTAAACCCAAAGTTCAACAGTAAAATTACCTGCGTTAAAATCACCCACTGATTGGTCAGAGAGTTTTAGTGCTTGAGGACTAGTACCGGAGAAATAAATACTACCTGTACTATTATTTTTAATGTTAGGAACAACTTGCGGATATACGTTTGTACCTGTACCATTAACAGGTATCAAATCTGTTTTAGTACTTGAATCAATTACTCCTGCACTTGATCCAGTTAATAATACAGCGGCACCTGTTGTTGCATTTGTTAACGGTGCCGCTGATGGATAGAACCCATTACTATATAACGCAGTACCCACGGTTACACGAACATCTGTTAAGTATCCATTAAAAGCAGTATCAGTACTAATACCACTAAATCCAACTACTCTGAATGGTAAAGTGCCGCCGTCCATGCTTACTGAAAAACTTGTGGTCGTGCCTGCAAGCACACCATTGACAAAGCTAGTAAGTGTTGTACCATTTCTTACAAAAGCAACATGTGCCCAAGTATATAATGGGATATTTATTGAACTAACTGCAATGAATGCACTAGAACTGTAATTGTATACTGACATTCCTATAAAATAATTGCTACCTGATTGGTTATAACTTGGTGCAATAACCCAACCATTTGTAGTCCAAGTGCCTAAAGGAACTGTATTACCCATCATACGTGTAGTTGTAGTAGAACTTAAATTATACATCCAGAATTCAATAGTAAAGTTGCCTGTACCAAAAGTAATTGCAGTGGTTGAGTTAACATTATAGTATGAAGCACTGTCAAAAAACATACTGCCACTAGCGATTGCCACAGAATAAGGAACTCCTGTTGCTGCTAATGAAGAGGTATATGATAGTAGAAATGGATTTGCTCTACTTAATGTAGGTGTTCCTGATCCAACGGTAATGGCTAGTTTGTTAGTTGATTGGTCGGTTAATGCCGCAGTATTCCACAATAAGGCGGTGTTAGGTACTAGAGATAATGCAGTAGTAGGTGGTGTAAATGATGCTGTACCTGAATAAAGTGCAGTACCGTTAACCACTCTTACGTTACTTACATATTGTGTACCTGTACTATAACTACTGCTATAGTTTCCTATAGTCATGTTAACGCTCGAAGGAGTAAATGATGCCGAATTAGTTGCAGTTTGATTGCATACTCCGTTCGTATACCAATACCAATTATTACCACTTCTAGTGATAGCAACATGAGCCCAAGTATTTAATGAGAGTGTTACTGTGTTAGGATTAGTATATGAAAAACTTAAACCATTACTAGTATCACTACCTACGCCACTTGCAGTTAAACCTAGTGTAAATCGTGCAGTAGATCCACCACCGTCCCAGATTACTATAACAGCATTGCCATTACCAAACGCAGTAGTATAAACCCAACATTCAATTGTGAAATTGTTTGTACCAAAGTTAAAAGCACTAGTACCACTAGAAGCAACAGTAAACCAGTTTGATCCACCTGTTATATAACTAAAACTCTGTGTGTTAGTGGCTGGAAGAAATGTATGTGATCCAAAAGGATTATAGGCTTTTATTCTAGGTGTACCCGTAGCAGTAATTGCATAACCAACTGTACTACTATTGTCAATAAATCTATTATCTTGACATGTTAACAATATAGTTCCTGCAATAGGAGTTAATGGTGTTGTTGACGGGGTGAATGTTGATGAATATAGTGCGGTACCGGTCACAATACGAACGTTGCTGATATATCCATTCCAATAACTGGTTGCGCTTCCACCAATACCTGAACCATAATAACCAATTGTGACTGCATATCCACTACCTGTTGTTGTTCCGCTATTTGTGCCACTAGCTATAGAAACTCCGTTAATCCACACGGTGAAAGTAGTACCACTTCTTGTTACTGCAATATGTGTCCAAGTATAGTTTGGAACTGAGCCGCCACTTAACCAAGGAAGAGATTCACTGAAGGGCTGCCAATCAAAATAAAGAACGTTACTTGCAACATATATCAGCCACTGGTCCCCTGCTCCAGCTCCGCCTTGAGTCCACATTGCTATAATAGCTGACAAGGTGGCTGATGTTGTGTAGGGGAATACCCATACTTCAATCGTAAAATTAACGCCGGTTGTGGCAAAGTTCATTGTGTTAGTATTGGATACAGACAAGTAGTCTGTGGTACCATTAAACAATGTACTCCATCCATTTTCACTATAAGGACTAAAACTTCCAGTTAACGCTCTACCACTCCTTCCAATAGGAAAGTTATATGGTCCACTATCTAATGCACTTGTATTTGTACTTGCACCATTATACTGTAATGTTAATAATTGTGAATAAGGTGTTTGTGTATTAGGGCTAGTAGGTGGAATAAACACCGTAGTTGGTACAGTTGTTGCACTTGTGTTATATGCTGTGGGTATATTATTTACTACCACGTGTAAATCAGATATATAACCATAAAATGCGACGGTACTTACAGTTCCATATCCAATTAAATAACTACTATTGTTTGGTGTAAATGTTTTAGAACCATATCCTTGCAACACTCCATTAATAAAAGTTCTCCAGTTGTTACTACCATCTCTAGTTACTACTACATGATTCCATGCGAGTGGTGTACATGTACCTGTACTATTGCTTATACTAGCGGTACCATATTGCCCAGGCTGTATAGTTCCGTTGAGGCTTACCATTAAAATAGACAAGTTACCTGAGCCAGCTGTAAATAAACTTTGGTTATTGACTGTAATATTGGTTGGATAAATCCACATTTCGACTGATAACTGTTGGGAACCAAAATTTAATGCGCTAATCGTACCTGATATGTAAGTACTTGAACTACCAGTAAAATATCCACTACCATAAGTTGAATATGTTGACGGTACAGTAAATGGTACATTTTGTGCAATTGCAGGAGAACCGGTTAGTGTGATTGCAAATGCATTACTTGATGTATCAATAAATCTATTACTATTAGCAGTGAAGACACTGATTGTACCAGTACCAACTGATGTTGTTAACGGAGTTGCACTTGGTGTAAAGTTTGATGTATATAAACCAACACCTTTCGTAATACGAACATTACTTAAGTAACCGTTATATTGAAAGCTAACTGTACTAGCAGTATCGTAACCGATAATTAATGTAGTTGCACCTGACACAGGTACTGAAATTGCAGTTGGACCTGCAGAAAGTACACCGTTAACATAAATTGACATGTTACCTGAATTAACGCTCCACGCGACATGATTCCAAGTGTTAAGCGAATAGATATTAGTAGCTGTAGCTAATCCAGTGCCAGAATAAGCTGGACCTGAGTTAATCTGATTTGTAGGACCAAATCCATAACCCCATGCAGGGCTACTACCGTTAACACCAAACATAAACAGTCGGGTAGCATTACCTGAAGCAGGCTGAGTTAATGAATAGAACCAACATTCAATAGTCCAAGAGCCACCTGAAAAATCAAACTGTGAAGATGAAGGGAATGTTAATTTATCACCAGTATTAAAGTAGATACTGTAATATCCACCCATATATGGATTAAAAATATCATTTCTTGCATCAGCAGTTGCAAGTTGTAATGCATTGTTTAGCCCAGCATCACTGATAAAGGGTGTAGTACTTGGGCTGTTTACCCCACTAAGTGGATTAGGAGCAAGTACACTATTCCAGTTAGCCTTAACTAACAAAGACACATAGCTGAAATAAGTTTCTTTTAAATATGCAAAAACTGTATATCCAATAAAACCTAATGCTTTGCTTGCTGCTGATGCGATACTTGCAATCATTGGCATGATTAGTACCCCTTAAGCAAATTGAACACGTGCTGCAAGAACCGTGTATGTTGATGTTGCTGTTTTAATAACACTGAATGTATAACTATCAATTGAGTTTGCGTTTCCGTAACTAGGAGCAGTACCACCTTGCCATTTAGTTAATGCAGGGGCTGCACCATCTACTTGAATACCTGAAACATAATACCCAGTTGAACCGTTAGTAAACATTAACGCTACAGTGACACTTTGTCCCACACTTAGTAAGTTATTTAATGCATTAAAATCACCACCACGAATATTAACAATAATGTTACCTGTACTACTAGCAGTAACATAGAATACAGTTTGTGATGTTACGTTATAGTTAAATACTCCAAACAATGCAGTAGATGACAAGTTGACTGTTTCAGCAATATTAGTCAATGACAATGACATTGCTGAAGTTGTTCCTGGCATTGTTGTTGTGCCAACAACGTTTAAGTTTTGTAAGTTGAATACGTTTGCAGTTGGTGCAATTGCTTTTTCAATCCATGCTGGTGTTGCACCAGCAAGAGTCATAAACTGATAAGTTCTATTAGTTGCGGTATTCACCCATTCATCACCTGCGTTAGGGTTTGAAGGTTGAATGGGTGACTGA